AGTCTATAAAAATACTCATCACCCAACTCGTAGCCAAGAGTGCGAGCTTTTTCTTTTCGGGCATATCTTTCACCCGCTCGACGTATGAATGTAGAGAATGCCTTATACCCCATGCGTTTCTCATCCGGGTCATCACGAAGTAGATACTCCTCTACCTTGTCACGTCTCCTCCATGCATACTCATTCATTGCTTGCTTTACATCTTGGAGTTCTACGAAACGATGGTATCGTTTCGATAATCCATATGCAATAAAGGTTGTGATGTCATTGATCTCTGCCCATACTGGGTGATCTTTGGGAATATCAACCATGATCTTTGACCAAATATTCATGAGCTTTGAGCAGTATGTCCGGATCATCTTGCATCAAACCCAATGCTCGATTATGGTTGGAGCAAAGCAATCCACGAACCTTGCCAGACACATGATCATGATCAATGCTTAATGACTTACCTATCTCTGGCTCTCCGCAGATGTAGCAGCCACCATTCTGTGCTGTGTACATAGCGTTGTATTCATCGACAGTAATACCGTAAGCTTGGATGCGATGCTTGCGCCTTTGCTCGTGGGTTTTAGGCATCCTTATCCATCCATAACCCACGCTCGCACATCAGTGCGATGATCGCATAGTTAGCTATGTCAATGAATGAGTCTTCAATAGATTCATGGTTAGGTTCTTGAGAATTATAGATAAGATTCTTTAGACGTTCCATCTTGTCAGACATCCGTACCATGATGCCATTAGTGGCACCACCAGGTGAGTTCCAGATGTTAAGCTTGCCATAGTCACGTTGCTTAGTGACAAGGATGTCTGCTAGTTCCTCATAGATTTCATTAGAGTCGTGTATAAATTTAGTAAGATCGGGTAATGCCAAGGAGCACCTCTCTAATCAATAGCATTGACTAGGCTTGCCAATGCTTGAGCTCCTTGATCACAAATCATACCATTGATATCCATACCGGGCGATAGCGACACGCGTATGGACTGAGGAATTGCATCCTGTAATCTGCGTGCTAGATCCTGACCCGGGTTTGACCCATCTTCCTTAGCATCATTGTCCGTACAGATGATCACCTCACCTATGCCATCAAAGCATCGGGCAAAGTGGGGTTTCCATGCGTTGACCCCGGCTACCGCAACGGCGGGGAACCCAGCCAGGGTGGCAGAGATCGCATCGATCTCGCCTTCTACTACTAGCACCCTACCAACAGCGTTGATGATGGCATCTACGTTATAGAGATGTTGCTTCTGCCCGGTGGGTATCATGTACCTGGGTTCTCCTCCGTCTATCCTGCGGAACTTGAACCCCACCACCCCAGCTTCGGTAATGTATGGGATGGATAGGTGGTACCTGAGCCTGTCCTCATGACCGGGTGCTACCTCGGCAACGTAACCAAGACGGAACCTTTGGGAACCTTCTAAGATTCCCCGGTTATGCAGGTACTCTTCTGCTGGTGAGCCAGCCAGGCTAGCATGGTATTGGTGGGATGCTTTAGTCCAGAGTTCCATGAGCTTAGGGTTGATCCTCATGCCTTATCCTGCCTCTGCATAATAAACGGAGGTGCAGTATACACGTCATTCTTAGCAGCAATCTGCAAAGCTTTCTTCCATACTGCGCCCTGTTGCATGGCACCAAGGGCATACGGCGAACCTGACCCTATGCCATACAGCCCATCATCTCGCAACAATACCGAGAGAGAGTCATCGAACTCAAACAGGTTACCGTTCAATGCAATAAGGAATTGGAAATCAGATTCATCTGATTCCTTGGGGGTATACCCGTTCTCCTTAAGGCAGGCTCGCACACTGGGAGCCACCTCGGTAATCATGAAATGATATAAGTCTTTCTTGTTGGCAGCCAGCAATGGTGGTCGCCAGATGTGTTGAATGATATCGCAAGGCAGTGTTGACCCGGCTCCGCTAATAAGGTACTTACCGTTCTTGGTAATCTTTGACATGGATACATGACTGTATGGTCTGCCTCCGTCATCGGTGGCGCGTGAGTCGGCAGCGATAATGCAATGATCGTCAGCTTGTACACCAATGATAGTTGTCATGATCGTTGTCTTAATCGTGGTGGAATCCAACGCCCTGATCTACCCACCCTGCTTCGAGAGGAAGCAGAGTGGGTGACCACGGTTCCAATGTTCTTCTCAGCCCATTGAAGAGCGTCAGGGTATGAAAGATTCTGCTTTGCCATAACAATCTGGATACCAGACCCAGATCCTTGGCAGGCATAACATACCCATACACCCTTGTCTGAGTTCACTGAAGCAGACTTATGTGAATCATCATGGACTGGGCAGAGAATTGATTTCTCTCCACCCAACGGAAGCGTTAACCCATAATGATTAAAGACTGCAGCAAGGAACTCAGGTTGATCCATTAACTAATACCAATTCCTTTCTTGATGGAACTTGTATGCTTGGCACCAAGATCCATAACGGTGCTCAACATAATCGTTAGCCTCTTGGATTTGCTTGAAGATACTCCAATTGGGTTTACCCCACATGAGTTGCCAAGCGCCTCGTGCTCCCGAACTTTTGTTCAGCGACTTCGAATCGTACCGGCTTTCTTTATACGCAATCTGTTTGGAACATCGGGCTTCCGACCGACTTACTTTGATAGTTCTGATTGCACGATCCACCATTTGTTCCTTCGTGAGAAAGACATAGATGGGTGGGGGTGGAGGTGGTACGTCCATTAGAAACAACATAGTTACCTTTCTTTTGGTAACCAACTTTCACTTGGTTACCTATGTCCATTGTAACCTGCCTGTTTTAGCAGATCTGCCCAGAGCCATGCTGGCATAATCGCATAAGACTCTGAGACATTTGTGGTGCCACGCTTCTTCACTAAAACTACTCCTGTTTCTGCATCAGCATGAATCATTTCATCATCAAGCTCTTGCAAATACCCAGGAATATTTATTCGTTTCTCATTTTTGCATTCAATGACAACACCGTCAATGCCATCAATATCCCCAACATCATCATGCCGACCAGCGCCATAAGCCCTTTCAGCACACGGGAAACCATACGAACGTAGCCACTTGACGACATCGCGTTCATATTGTGAACCCTTGGTTTTGTTGGGATGCGTCATAAATAATCACTTGCCATTATTGGAACAAGAAGAATGTTGCGAGCAGCACGCATCCTGCGTAGCTCCGCTCTTGTTAACCCGCCCCAAATTCCATAAGACTCGTGGCGTAGTCCCCATTCTAAACAATCCTTTTGCACTGGACATGATCGACATAATCGCATCACCATTTTTTCTTCTATAGTAGGAGTTTTGCTTTCTTCAAAAAAAAGTTCTACACCAATCCCAGTACAAGCTGCTTCACTGAAGTCTGGGTATTTCATAGTTGAACAAATCCTCCATTGGATAAAGCCGATCAGCATCCATTACTAGTCGGATACCGTAACCGTAGTCGCGCTTGTAGTGGTTGTCAATAAAGTTTTGGCGATCAACCCAGCCCATAATGTAGTACCAACTATCAACGTGAGGTAGAACTTTATCTCCCACAAAATTTACCAAGATAGCTACATCTGCAGAGAAGTCCTCTTCTTTATTGAAGATAAGACAGTGAAGTGTGGATGTTTTTACCGCAATCCTAAGCCCATTGAAAGATAGATCATGACCCACATCCCCACCTGCAGTAATAGAATTATCAGTAGGAACATTAAGATACTTAGCAACCGTTGCCTCACCCAGCCTTCCCATAAGATTGACCGAGTATGATGAATTATTCTTGTCAAACTTCTTATCGACAACGTCATGTTCTTTTTTCTTAGAACGTACGCGATGCACAAATCGAAGTACATCCATGATGTCATCTTCAGTAAGATCAATAGGTATCATTGCCATTGGCGCATAGTCCTAGCGCGATTAAGATCGGCAGAATTATTATACAAAGTCATATGGCTGGGCTCTACAGACAGGACAACAAAATCTTCGGCGGTGGGATCAGCCTTACCATGGCGATTCTTTACCACTGCTACACGATAATTACTGGTTCCACTATCCAACGCCACGCTCAGCACCAACTCCGGTAGGGCTGACACTTTTCCCATTAATGCTTTGCGTGGCGCTGGAAAGTTTGGCTTCGACATCTTCTCGTTCTCACTTACATGGTGAAGAACAATGAACGCCGACTCATATTCACGAGCCATGTAGTGGAAGGCTGACATGGAATCGCGTAGTGCAGTCCATTCGTTGTCACTGGCGGTGGCAACATTCATTAAGTTATCTACATAGATTGCTACTGGTGGCGCTCCATGTA